TCCCTGCTGAAAGAGTCGAATCCATTGCAGTTATTTGATTTGTATTAACAACAAAAGTAAAGTCAGCAATCGTTACAGTTTTAATTGTGTCTCTTGGATTAGACGTATTTAAATAAGCTGTGCCATCAGGTTTGTTTACAGTTTTTTCTGTACCATCAAGCTCATAAACTTTTACATTGCCATTACTAAATATTGCTACATATCTTTCATTAACATCTCTATTTATAGTTTGAATATGAACATTGCCTAGCGTGGAAGTACTTAGGTTTGCAATATGCTGTATGCCTGATCTTTTTATTAAACCTACAACTGGATTACTGTCAGCATTGTCTTGTATATCAGCGTGATCTGATTGTTTAGAAGAATCTGAAGATTGTGATATACCTCTAAGTAGCGTAGGTATTGATCTTGATACTATCGCCATAGTTATCTGTTAAGAACATCAGCAGGTGTAAATGTATTCATAGCATTATTAAGATTTGGGTCGCCTGATAAAACATTATGGTCAGCATTATCCATGTCAGTTTCCATAAGATTTGCTCTTGCTCTTGCCTCATCTTGTGCTGTATATGTTCTTAATCCATCATCCCCAACTAATCTATCTACAAAAACTCTTGCTGCTCTTACATTTATATATCGTCTAGCAGGTTCAGGTAATTCATCAAAGTCTCTAAAGTAAGTAACATTACAAGTTAAGTCTGTATCAAAAACAAAAGTATTATTTTTTCTGTCATACAATTTCAAGCCTCTTTGAACAGTATCAATAGTTGGGTGGTCAAAAACATTAGCATCTACTTTCAACATATCTATACCAATGTTTATATGTCCATTGTTATCTCTAGTTAGTACAACATTAAACTCTTGATTAAAAGACCAACCTTCATTTTGTATGTCTTTATTTATTTCATTTAAAGTTTTCTGTGCAGTGACAGCATCTACTGGAAGTGACCCAAGCAAGCTATTAATAGGTGCTTCGCCTATTGCAGCAAGCATGATATTAATACATTCAAGTTCTGTGGTTGCAGCTACAGCCATTGTTCTTTACTTTTTTGACATTTTCAATGCCATTAAATTACTTTTTAAACTTTTAGACTTTTTCTTGTTTGTTTTTTTAGGTCTTCCTACTTTGTTTCCGTAAGTACCTTTGCCATAAGGAGCCATAAAAAAAAGGGTATCTAATAATAGAATACCCTATTTTATGAATTTAGGTAGATTAT